GTGCCACACGTGACACGCTTATGTCCAACGACAAGCTGGCCAAGTACCTAGAAGTTATTGGTATCGACCCACCAACCAAGACCAGCCCAACCACGGGTAAGAAAACATGGGCCTTCAGCAAGAGTGACAAGGGCTTCACCAAGCTGCTCGAACATGAGAACCCGTTTGTTTCAAACATCGTGGCAGCTAGGCTTGGGGTGAAGTCCACCATCGAGGAGAGCCGCACCCGGTCCCTGCTTGGTGTGTCTGAGCGTGGGCCGCTACCCATCATGCTTAACTACTACGGCGCGCACACCGGACGCTTCAGCGGTGGCGACAAGATGAACCTACAGAACCTACCGCGAGGGGGTGCGCTGCGGAAATCCATCTGTGCGCCTCCGGGTAAATTGTTGGTAGCATGTGACTCATCGCAGATCGAAGCGCGTGTACTGGCTTGGGTGGCAGGGCAGAACGATATTGTCCAAGCCTTTGCTGAAGGGCGGGATATCTACTCTGAGTTTGCCAGCGTGGTGTATGGGCGCAAGATTACCAAGGCTGATAAGTTGGAGCGGTTCGTTGGTAAGACCTGTATTCTTGGCCTTGGCTACGGCATGGGTTCCATCAAGTTCCGTGACACGCTTGCTCTTGGTATGGGCGGCATCAAGGTTGATCTTGAAGAACATGAAGCACAGCGTATCGTAGCCCTGTACCGTGACAGGAACCAGCGCATCGCAGCTTTGTGGAACCGCTGCAACGCTGTCCTTGCTGGCATCATAAATGGGGATGATATGAACATCTCACATGCCCTGCCTAGCCTTGTCACTTCGGCGGAAGGGATCAAGCTGCCCAACGGGTTCTTCATTCGCTACCCCATGCTGACCCAATATGAGAGTGGCTACGCCTATGCAGGGGACGCTCGGGTGTACCGTGAAGCGGTGAAGAACAAGGTCATTGGTAAGGGACCGCCGACTGATAAGTTCATTCGCATCTATGGTGGGAAGGTTGTTGAGAACATCGTACAGGCTTTGGCCCGCATCGTTGTGGCTGAGCAGATGGCAATGATCGGACGCCGCTACAAAGTTGTCCTACAGGTTCACGATGAAGTGGTGATCCTGTGTGATGAAGCCGAGGTTGAGGAAGCTAAGGCATACATGATCCAGGTCATGTCAACACCACCGTCATGGGCACCGGACCTACCCGTGGCATGTGAAGCAGATCATGGTCCCAACTATGGAGAATGCAAATGAGTAAGTCGTGGCAGAAGTATTTCATGGACTTGGCTGAGATGGCAGCGGCACGGTCCAAAGACCCAAGCACCAAGGTAGGTTGCATCGTCACATCGAGTGACAAGGTGATAGTCGCCACCGGGTACAACGGTATTCCTATCGGGGTGCGTGATCTGCCAGAACGCATGGAGCGCCCGGCTAAGTACCTGTGGACTGCCCATGCTGAGGAGAACGCTGTGGCGCAGGCTGCGAAGGTCGGTGCTTCGCTTCGTGGTGGGTATGCCTATGTCACCCATCAACCCTGTGCGCGCTGCGCCAGGACGCTCATACAGGCAGGGATACAGGTGGTGTACACCGGGGCTGGGCAGACCAACATGCCAGCCGAGGAGTTTGAGGTTGCCAAACAGATGTTTCTCGAAGCTGGGGTGTATGTTATACCCATGGTGTCAGAACCCGAGGAAACCTAATGCAGCTCAGCCATTCGTTCTCATCCATCAAGATGTTTGAGAACTGCCCCCTTCGTTACTACCACCAACGTATTGCTAAGACCGTAGTGGATAAAGGGGGCGAGGCTAGTCTGCACGGTGAGCGTATCCATAAGTTCTTGGAAGAACGGCTGAAGGGGGTGATCGAGGAGCTACCCCCCGAAGTTGCCAACCTTGAGCCTGTGGTTGACACCATCGTGAAGATGATTGGGAATGGCGCACTTTACGTTGAGCAGGAACTGACGCTCAACCCTGGCCTTGAGCCGACCGGATGGTGGGATGCCGATGCTTGGATAAGGTCCAAGCTGGATGTGAACATCATCAAGGGGCAGAGTGCCATCGTGATGGATTGGAAAACCGGGAAGCGCAGGCCAGACTTTACACAGTTGGAGTTGTTCGCGCTTCAGGTGTTTGCCCACTACCCGGATGTAAACATCGTCACGAGTACCTTTGTCTGGACGCAGGAGATGGCTACTGATAAAGAAGTTTACCGCAGGAGCGACGCCCACAAGATGTGGGAGAAGCTGCTTGATCGTATCCGCCGCATCGAAGTCTGCGTGGAGAATGATAATTGGCCAGCCAAACCAAGCGGTCTGTGCCGGTTCTGCCCGTGTAAAGATTTCTGCGATTACGCGAAGTAGAACTTGACAACCCTGTAAAGTTAGGGGTATATCATGGCCACACCAGAGAGTAAGGTTAAGGCTAAAGTTGATAAGATGTTGAGCCAACTAGGTGTTTGGTTCTTCAGCCCCCAAGCGGGGCCGTTCGGCAGGGCAGGCATCCCTGATCGGATCGTATGTGTAAATGGGCATTTTGTGGGGATCGAGGTAAAGGCAGATGGTAAGAACAAGCCAACCAAGTTGCAGGTTGACTGCATGGCAAAGATCGAACGGGCAGGCGGCAAATGCTTTGTCGTTTATGACGATGCCACGCTGGCTCAAGCAAGGGACTACATCCAAGGGCTCGACTGATGTTGGTGCTTGAGAAGGCCAAGGCGCTCATCCTCAAGCTAAACCATCCTGGCCGGGTATTGGAAGCCATACCCACAGCGCAGATGGTCAACGTCAAGGGCAGCGAAGTAGTCGCCGTACCTCATAAGGTACATGAGGTGGCTATCCTGCGGAAGCTGGGGATCGAGGCACCGTCACCTATCAACCACTATTATGAGTGGCCGGGTCGGTTCAAACCTTACGACCACCAGCGGGAGACTGCTGCCTTCCTGACTTACCACAAGAAGGCATTGGTGCTGAACGAGATCGGTACTGGCAAGACCCAGAGTGCGCTGTGGGCGGCTGACTACCTGATGCGTACAGGCAGCATTGGCAAGGTGCTGATCATCTCTCCCCTGTCCACACTCGACCGGGTGTGGGGTGACGCTATCTTCATGGGGTTCCCTGACCGCAAGGGTGTGGTGCTGCATGGCACGGCTGAGCGGCGCAAGAAGCTGCTCAAGACTGACGCTGACTTCTTCATAATAAACCATGACGGGTTCCCCATCATCGCTGAAGATGCCATGGGTATGTTCGATCTGGTTATCGTGGATGAGGCAGCGGTGCTGCGTACCCCCGGCACGACCCGGTTCAAGATATTCAGGAAGTGGATGGACAAGAACCCGGACACGCACCTGTGGCTCATGACCGGGACACCGACACCCAATGAACCGACTGACGCTTGGGCCTTGGCTAAGCTGGTTGACAGCCCCTTCTGCACCCAGACCTACACGGCGTTCCGTGATCAGGTGATGTATAAGCAGGGTCAGTATCGTTGGTTGCCAAGGCCCGGCAGCGTTGAGACTGTGCACCACATCCTGCATCCAGCGGTGCGGTTCACTCGGGATGAGTGCTTCGATCTTCCTGACACTATCGTACAGACAAGACAGGTAGAGCTGACACCAGATCAGAAGAAGCACTACACCACCATGATGCGCCATCTCATGACGGAAGTGGCAGAGGAAGGCAGCACGATCACGGCGGTGAACGAAGCGGTCAAAGTACAGAAGCTGGTTCAGATCGCCTGCGGTGTGGCTTATGATGAGAACGGCAACAACGTAGAGCTTGACTGCTCACCGCGCCTCAACGCTGTGAAGGAGATCATTGAGGAAGCAGGGCAGAAGGTGATCATCTTCGTCCCGCTGACTGGTACTCTGTATATGTTAGAGCGTGAGCTTAGTAAGCGTTGGTCTGTCGCTGTGGTGAATGGCGCGGTCAGTTCTTCTGAGCGGTCAACCATCTTCAAGAACTTTCAGGATGCGCGTGATCCACACGTGTTGATTGCCCATCCTGCTACAATGGCTCATGGCTTGACACTTACCGCAGCCAGTACTGTGATCTGGTATGGACCGGTGACAAGCAACGAGCAGTACGTTCAAGCCAATGGACGGATTGAGCGTATTGGTAAGAGGAATGTGTCGAACGTCATCCACATTGAAGCCACCGAGCTTGAACATAAGATGTACGAACGGCTCAAGGGGAAGCAGCGGCTTCAAGGGTTGCTGCTGGAATTGATACAACAAACGAGGTGAACATGGCAGAACTTACAGTTGATAAAGTTGTCGCCGGGTACATCGCCCTGCGGCAGCAGAAGCAAACCATTGAGCGTGAGGCTGAAGAAAAGGTCAACGCGGTCAAGGCCAAGATGGTTAAGATCGAAGCGTGGATACTTGAGCAAGCCAATGCCCAAGGGGTTACGTCATTCAAGACAAACCACGGCACGGCGTTCGTAACCACGACCGACTTTGCCAACGTGGCTGATTGGGATGCTGTGCTGACTTACATCAAGGATAACGGAGCGTTCGATCTTCTTGAACGTAGGGTCAGCAAGACAGCGGTGCGTGGCTATATCGAAGCGCGTGGCGCAGTCCCATCCGGTGTGAACTACGGCACCAAGTTGGAAGTAAACATTCGCAAACCCACAGCGAAGGGAGAGGACTGATGATAGGTGAATGGCTACTACGCCAAATCCACAAAGCTGAGAAACGGAGGTCGAAGAACCATCCGCAACAGCAGGCTTACCCGGGCATCTTCTCAGGCACACCAGCCATCTCGGTGTACCGTATTTCAAACGGCTTCGTGCTGTCATCGAATAGCTCAGGAAGATACGAGCACACCATGGTGTACTGCAAGGAAGTTGGTGAGATCGGAGATCAGATTGTCACGCTTCATGCGCGTGAAGCGATGGGCATACCGGGCCATGTGAATATCACCACACACGGCGGCGGTGGCAGCGGCGGTAGTGGAATCGCCAAAGCTACCCTCGCATCCTACCCCATAACTAACAGACCCTAAACCGCTCATAACAGGAGAAACCCATGAGCAACATTATCCCTGCTAATCTGCAAGTCCCGGCGCACCTCGCGTCTCGTATTGGTAAGCCCTCTGCCTTGGCACAAGCCCTGGCTGGCGGTATCTCTAGCGGCGGTGACTTCCCCCGCATCTCCATCAAGGGTGCACGTTTCCGTATTGTGGAAGGCGGCGCTGAGACTGTGCTGAACCAGACCACGCTTGATGTGATCGTGGTGGGTGCCAACCCCCGCCTGTCTAAAGTTTGGTATGGTAAGGAGTGGAACAAGGATAGCGAACCTACCGCCCCTGACTGCTACTCCTTGGACGGTGTGAGCCCACACCCGGATGCAACCAACCCGCAATGTGATCTGTGTGCGTCCTGCCCACATAACGCATGGGGTTCCAAGATCGCTCCGAATGGTCAGCAACTGAAGGCTTGCTCAGATAAGAAGCGCCTTGCCGTGGTTGCTGCTGATGATGCTGAGGGTCCGGTTTATCTGTTGGAAGTCACCCCGGCTGCGATAAAGGGGCTGAACGCCTACCAGAAAGAACTGTCCATGCGCGGCATCGCGCCTGAGATCGTGCGTACTCGGGTGTCCTTTGACACGGATGCGTCCTTCCCGAAGCTGAAGTTTGGGCTTGGCGGGTTCTTGGATGAAGCCACCATGGCTGCTGTCGATGACCTGTTCGGGTCGGATAAGGTGAAGGAGATCACGGGTGAAGTACAGGCTGAGAAGCCTGCGGCGCTGCCCCCTCCGGCCCCCCGCCCTGCCCCGGTTCGTCAGGCAGCGCCTGCCCCGGCACCGGAGCCGGAAGCTGAGGAAGAACCCGCCCCTCAACCCAAGGCACGTGGGTTCGGTGCGGCCAAGCCTGCGGCTGCTACCCCTGCTGCTTCAAAGCCCGCTGCGCCTAAGCCTGCGGCCAAGCCTGCCCCGGCTGTGACTGCTGGTGTCGATCTGGCTGATGAGATCAGTAATATGCTCAGCGGGCTGGGAGCGGATGATGCCTGACAGCGTTGACTTTAACAAAGTCGAGGCGCTGCGTAAGCACATGCTGATAACAACTCGGGAGATGGCTGAGCTATTCGGCGTCTCTCGGGTGACCTATCACGGCTGGGTGAGAGGGCAGTCTCTCCGGCAGAAAAATCTTGAGCATGTCACCTCGATGGTACGTATTCTACTGGCAGTAATGCGTGACCATGGATGGCCATCAAGAGAAATTGTTGGTCTGCCACAGGTTATGCGTAAGCACAGGTTGCTTGCTCTAGTAGCTGAGTATCAATAGACTATGGAGGGGGATTGCTCCCCCTCCTCACGGAGTTGGACAAAGGTAGGGGTAGGTTATGGATACGCTTGAGTTTCTTCGGCGGGTCCTTCCGTCCGAGGGCTACGTTGTTTCTATCACAATCAACAACGGGCAGGTCCCCAGGCAGGGGTTCCACGCTGACATTGACGCATTGGCAACCAGCATCGCGGCGCTGAGCCAAGCGGGTAACAACGTCTATTATGCCGTGGCATCCTTTGTGGATAAGAAGGCTGGCCGCAAACAGGATAACGTGCATCTCATTAAGGCGCTGTACCTTGATGTGGACTGCGGGCCGGGCAAGCCATTCCCCACTTGGAAGGAAGGGCTCCGCGCCGTTGGCGAGTTTGTTGCTGTCAACAAGTTACCAAGACCCATGATCGTCGCATCCGGCAACGGACTGCACGTGTACTGGGTATTGGACCGCGACCTGACGCAAGATGAATGGCACCCTCTGGCACTCAGCCTGAAGGCCATGATCCCCACCAAGGACGGGCGACCCGTGTTCGACCCTGCGGTTCCGGCTGATAGCGCCCGAGTGCTGCGCCCGGTGGGTACGGTCAACCCCAAGGGTGGCGGTGATGTTCGCATCCTATTCGATGCAGACCCGGTAGATGTGGATACCATGCGTGGCATCCTTGGCCATGCTGCGCCCGCTGTCGTTGCACAGCCAGCCCGGTCATCGCTGTTAGATGCCATGGCGGTGAAGCAAGAGTACCCGCCAGCCAACCCTGATACCTTGGTCGAGAAGTGCGCTCAGATCGCATGGGCGGTGCAGAACCAAGACTCAGTACATGAGCCGCTGTGGTATGCCCTGATGGGTGTGGCTGCGTTCTGCTCGGACCCGGAGCAGACCGCTAAATCGTGGAGCGAAAACCATCCAGACTATGATGAGGACCGCACGCTTCGCAAGGTAAATCAATGGCGCAACAGCGCCACCGGACCAACCACTTGCAGCAAGTTTCAGCAGGAACGCCCCGATGGGTGCAAGGGCTGTAAGCTCCTTGGTAAGATCACCACTCCGGTCAGGCTGGCATTGGAATACGCAGCGGCACCGCCGCCTGTGGATACACCGGACCAGATCGTGCAGAACCCGCCCAGACCATTCAAGTGGCGCGAAGGCGGCGGGCTTCGGATCACCGTAGATAAGTCCGATGTGGACGTATGCACCTTCGATATATACCCGGTCAGCTACGGTAGGGATGAGTCCCTTGGGTATGAGACTGTGCGGTACCGTTGGAACCGCCCTCACGTTGGCTGGCAAACCCTGAGCTTCAGGCAGTCGTTGCTGGCTGAGTTTTCAGTCAAGGACTTCGCTACCACCATCGCAGACCAGGGCATTGTCCTCCCTACCAAAAGGCAGACGGAGCTATTTCAAATGATGTTGCGGTCCTACATGGAAGAACTGCGGCAGCTCAAGACAGTCACCAACCTATACGCCACGATGGGCTGGAAGCAGAACAACAGCGAGTTTCTGTTGGGCGACACCCTGTTCAGGCGGAACGATGATGGCTCCGTAGTGACTGAGCCGGTCACCCTTGCGGTCAGTTCACAACGTATTAGTGAGAACCTGTACACCACATCCGGTACGCTCGAAGCATGGGTGAAATTCACCTCCGTGCTAGAAAAAGCCGTGATGCCAACGCACCAGTTTGCCTTGATGGTATCCATGGCTGCGCCGCTGTTCGGGCACACGGGTCTTAAGGGCCTGACACTCAGCCTCTATGGACCCACAGGGGCAGGCAAAACGCTGGCTCAGTATTGGCAGCAGTCAGTATGGGGTGACCCGCTCAAACTGCACTACACAGCCAAGTTCACGCAGAACGCCATGTTTGCCAGGATCGGTTTCTATAACAACCTGCCAGTAACCATTGACGAAGCCACCATGCTACCAGCCAAGGAAGTGGGTGACTTCTTGTACTGGATTTCACAGGGACGGGATAAGGCCCGCCTGTCACGGTCTGCTGAGGAACGGGACGCTAAGACCTGGGCTACCATTGTCACTACATCTTCCAACCGTTCGCTGGCCTCCATGCTGGCGGCTAGTGGGCTTGAGACAGACGCGCAGATGGCGCGGCTATTGGAGCTTACGGTGCCAGCGCACCCGCTGTTTACCCGCAGCACGGATGCCGGGCAGAAGATGTACAGCTTCCTCTCCACCAACTATGGCACGGCTGGCCGGGTGATCATCCAGCACCTCATGGAACTTGGTGAGCAGGGCATCTTGGCTGCGCTCG